GTCTATGTCTACGTCTGTTGAATATTTTACCATCCTGCTTTCCTTAACATTTCTTTCATGTATTCCGTGTCACCTGGATAATCTCTCAATATCCTTGACCAACGATCTGGATCTAGGAAGTCCCAAACTATTGCCAGTTGTTCTTCAGTTAGATTCTCTAACCACTCATGTCCTGAGTCACAGTTAAAAATAGTCCAGCCTGTTACACGTCCTGTGGTAACATAGTGACATATCTTATTTGAGTTACCATAACGCAGGAAGTGTTCAGTTGGATTCTCTGTTGCTTCAGACCAATCCATTGAAGTTTCCAATGCACGGGTAAGTGCGTCTGTTGCGTTCTCTCTATAGATGTATTCCTTGAGAAACTCCTCATACATCTTATCTGAACCCCAATAGTCTATACGTTTGTTATTTTTCAACAACCACTCGGCAAAACGTGTTGAGTTGATAACACGGGCATTTACACAGTAGTTGCCAAACTTAACAAAGGCTCTGTAGTATGCTGACTTGGCAAACTCATCAAATGTTTTATTCTTTGCTGAACCCTGTGTGACCTCATAGAAGTTCAAATAGTTTTGAAATGCAATACGTGTGGCAGGATCGTCTTTGGTTTGATATCGACGCTTCTGCTCACAGACGTGAACTTCCAGTGTGGTCTCCTTACGGAACTCACGTTCACAATACTTGCATTTAAAACTCTGACTTGATTCGCTTGTCATCCCAACCTAGTTCTTTACAATATTCTTTTATCTCTTTTTCTGTATTCATTGACATAAACATATCCATTTCATCTGACTTCATGTTTGGATACAATGATGCCACAACTTTACGTAACTTATTAGTTGACTTTCCCTCTTTCTTTTTGGCCGCCAACCAATAGTGAAACTGATTGCCCATGTTTGGGCTTACTGTGGTGCACATCAACCATTGTAGTTTTGTGTGTTTGTTTAGGTCAAAGAAATGTTTGTTAACATACTTGTTCGTTGCCATCAAGTAGTATGCCTGTAGATCAGCATTACCACCCACACTCGCACCATATCTCAACATTAGATAAGTTGAGAATTGTTTACGTTCTTCATCAGTAAACTTATCATAGTAGTCTCGATCTTTACGATCGTAGGCCGCCATTTCATTACCAATGTATAATGGACTTGATTTATCCGCCATTAAAATACCTTATCGTATTGTACTACTTCACAGTTACGTGATATGTCTTTAACAAAATAAACACACTCTGGTTCTTTATGATCACCTAGTGGTATAGTTAGTAGTTGTCCGTTCTTAAGTTTAGGACAATACCAGTTAACATCATTGTACACATCTATAATCTCAATGTCAAGAAACGTACTTCTAAATCCTGTTAACGGATTAAATTGAAATGCTTTAAACCCTCTGTCGTTAATCGCTGTTAACGGCAATACTTCTAAGTTACCACAGTCGGGTTCACCTATTAGGATTTGCCAATCAACTGGCATCTTAATTTCATGGTCACCTATGCGTAATACCAAGGCAGGGCTATTAAATGATTCTAAAAAGATCAACGGAATCCAATGATGATCTGGGTTAGCAGGATCTGAATTATCCAGCACACTAAATCGCATATCATCCACTTCTTCAGGTAATTGATCTAATTCATATCTAATATTGTCTAAAGTTAAAATTCTCATAGTTTTATTGTATGACCTTTATTGCTGATTGTCAATGATTAAATGGTTATATTTGTTAATAAAATCTTCATACTTACAATCTTCTGTTAAAAATAGTGATAGTATCAATCTAGTTGTTTTAATATTGTGTACACTGTGGAACTGCTGTGTGTTAAATGCTAACCATTTATTTTTTGGAAAACAGTATTTCTTTTCGATTGTTAGTTCATCATCTGTAATATTTTCTGATTGCGTTGCTAGTGTGCTTGGATCTTTCCTTGTTTCTTTATACATGTTTGTAATAACATTGTCGCCTCCAAGTTCAATAATATAGTTGATAGCAACAGACCTAGCTCTATCACAATGTGGTCCTACTGATACTTGTTCATCTACGGTTGTATTTGTTGCTCTACCTATTATAGGATATACATTACCAACTAACGGTCCATATATGTCTTTGATTTTTTGTATTGATTCTTTGCTTATTTCTACAGAGTTTTCAGAGTCTGGTCCTGTGTGATAAACAAAGTCGGCAGTGTTGTAACCAAAGAATTGGTTGGTCCACTGAGTTTGTTGTTCGTTGTATTCTATTTTCTCAGCAACATCTTTTATTTCTAAAATAAGATCACTAGGTAGATCAGGTAAATCTAAATAAACTACTGCCATTCTGTTTTTTCCACTGTGAATGGATAGTTGGCTTCTTTGTAAAATGCTTTACGTTTTGTTAAGTGCCTCTTGGCAAATTTACAGGTAGATGTTATATCCCAAATTTGCACAAAATCTTTATCCTCAGCCTTCCTAATGCCTCGACCAATACTCTGAATAACCCGTACAAAACTCTTACCAGGCTCCACGAGCACCAAATTAAAGATCCGAGGAATATTAATACCAACAGCGGCAACACCATAAGTAGCAACAATAACTCTATCATCCATTGTGGCCACTTCGTCATAGGATTCTTTTCTATCATTTGCTTTAGTTCCTCCTGAAACAAATACCGATCCAGGTATAAGCTCTGTTAAACGTTTACCTGGTGCTATACGATCAACTAGAATTAACGTATTGCCTGACTCTTTAATTGTTGTAATTAAATTAGCAATATACTGCATACGTTCTTCTGTCTCTAACAAATATCGTAATTCTGATTGATAATCTTTATACTCAACGTGGTCGACTAACTGTACAACATTAACATGACAGTTTGCTAACACGCCTTCCTGTTGTAGTTCATTTGCTGACAGTCTACCTATAACATCGCCTAGGCTACATCTTAGACTAACAAATTCATAATCTTCTTTGGGTACAGTACCAGTTAGTCCCCAACGAATAGGAATGTGCGACATTGGTCCTGTTAATAATGTGCGTAGTGCATCTGCTTTGGCCATGTGTACTTCATCTACCATAACACAAACTACGTCATGCAAAAACTCATCTATGGTAATGTCTACTTCTTTGGCACGGGTATTTTTCATTAGTATGTTTAAACTTTGCCAAGTACAGATAGTGTGTGTACGACCAAACTCTTTACGATCACCAAAGAACACACCTACGTCTAATCCCATATTGATGTAGTCTGCTTCTGTTTGTGTAACTAACGATTTATTTGGAACAATAACTATTGTACGACCGTGTGTTTCGCATCTATGACTTAGTACAGCAGTAATTAAAGTCTTACCTGCACCTGTGGCTACTTCTTGAATACATTGTGGGTTTTCTAAAAACTTGTTGATGACTTCTACTTGATAGTCACGCAACATAATTGGCTGTCCTTCACAAGGATGTTTTGGAGGCCAAACATAATCACTATAACTATCTTCTTGTACAGATTCAAAACCATAACTGGTTGAATAGTCACGAATATCTTCTAGTTCAATATCATAATTGTATTCTTCTAACACAGGAATAATATCTGGTAGTAGGTTAACATAAGTGCTACCGCCTAACTGAAAGAAACCTACTTTGCCATCCCAACGGCCAAGTCTAACTGCTGGCATGTATCTAGCACCAGGTATCTCATATTTGAATTTATTGGTTAGTGTTTTGCGAACGTCAAGTTCAAGACCTTCAATCTTAACGTTAACTTCATCACGCACTATGATTTTACAATTTCGCATACTTATATTATATAGTAGAAAAGGTGAAAGGCACACTATTTTGGTAATGTGCCTTTCGGTAGTCAGTTAGAAAAATGTTAGGAGCGAAACTAACTGACTAGAAACTAAGCGGCCCTGCGTTTCATACAAGTTACTTCTGCCATCTCACGCCAGTTATTTTGTGAAACCTTGCGTAAGTCAGCAACCTTAAGAGCCATACGTAAACTTACTTCATTTAACTTTTCACAGTTGTCTGTTAAAAAGTCTAAAATTTCTGTTTGCTCTATGTCAGTTAGATCATAGTCCTGAAATAGAGCACCAGTACCAGCAATCTGTTTAATACGTAATAGTTTATCACGCATTGTATCTAATGTTAAATCTAAGTAGTGACATCTTGATTGAACTGCTTCTAAATGGTCTTGCAGTTTTTTACTTTTAACATTATCAAACTTAACATTAGTTATGAATATTGCTGAGCCTTCAAAAATAAAATGCTCGGGTACACCTTCATTTCTTAGTTTGTATGAATCAGTATTCCAACAAATTCTACGTTGTTTTTTACTATCCAAGGCCGCTTTAATAATGTTTAATGAAAGTTCGTCTTGTAAAACAGAGTCACAGTCGTCAAACACTAAAACGTTGTCTTTTTCTTTGTAGTTGAATAGTTTGCAATATAAACCAATTGCTGACATAGCACCCTTAACCACTTCATAAGGTTTTGGTCTACTAGACAGTGTAGTTAATAAACCTGCTTTTTCTAATTGATATTCAACACCATATGACTTACCTACGCCTGGAGGGCCTACTACAATCATAGCACGTACATCACCGTTGATGCAGGCTTTGGTCATTTCGTCTAAGATATGGAATCTTTTTGAAATACGCTCGATGATTTGCTCATCAGTTTCTTTTGTAAATTTTATCGCCTTTGCTGACATATTCGCTCCTTAATATGTTTACCTAACTTTGTTATTATAAGATCTTGCTAATTAATTGTCAACCGTTTTTATCACTTTTTCTTTAATTAGATCTAATATATCTTCTAGATCGTTTGGGTCAACACTGATACCCATTTT